CTCATAACTAAATGCAGCATTCTCTATATATTCATAGGGAATGCATCCTGGAGATCTTTTATAAGCTTTTAAAGATATCTCCGCAGGATCCAACCATTCTCCATCATCATTCTGAAATTTATGAAGTTTGGCTGGTATAGTTGTTACCTTATTATACGGAAAAGGTAACTTTCCGTGCAATTTAGACTTCTCTATATTACTGTGAGTCGCGGCACTGGGAGCTTCATCTTTATGAATAACTCCAGAACTTTGCAATCCACCTTGAGGATTGTTAATTGGCGTATAATCAATAAAATCAGGCTCAGTTTCTGCTGTAAAAGCTAAAACATCTAATTCACAATCATTAACCAAATTTAACATATCTTCATAAACTAACATAGTAGAAAAACCTTTCTTACTATCTCCAGCAATATGCATACCCATTATAACTCGATTTTGGAAATTACCTTCTTTAACAAAAAGTAATGATCCACAATCACCATTGGATAAATCAGCATCATATTCTACAGAATTTTCTATAGAATAATAATCATTCATCTGACCCGTCCATGTGGCTTGTACATAATTAGGTTCCATCATAACTTTTCCGGAAACATCTTTCATTCTCAATGACAAGTGCTTTCCTTCAATATTGTTATACGAACCAAGTAAACATAATTTAACTCTGGTAAGTTTATTGATGGATCTTAAATCTCCAGCATTAATCAAGTATTTTAACATACCTGCTGAAGTGTTTTGTGCATGTTTACATACAAACAAACATCTATCATTATCAGCTCCTGCATCTGTAGTATGAAAATTTTCAAAGAAATCTGAAATAGGGAATCTATAACAAATAGACTTATTAGTCGTAACTAATACCATTTGAAAACTATCCCTAGTAGGCTTTTGCATAAAGTCCTGAACATCAAATACATAATGAAAAGGATGAGCAAAAACATTACCTACAATATTAGCCATATGTCCTAGTCGAACATATCCAGTAGCTCCAGTTTCTTTTTCTCTATAAAAGATATAAGCTATAAACAAATATTTATTGAGAACCTTAGCCATAATATCACTGGTACCATTCCGATTACCAAAATCAGAAGATACCAATTTGGGTAATTTTTCTACTTCAAAAGTATCAATTATCATACCTTGAGCGACATAAGCAACTTTAACAAAGTTAGAAAGCTTATTGGGCTTTCCCACTCTCCGAGCATAACCTCTCGCTGCTACTCTACTCTGATCAATTGATTGCGGTTCATTATCCACACCTGCTGCACCGATGATTTTTCTATATAATTTCCAGAAGAAAAATCCGGCAGCACCTATCATACCACCACAGAAAAGTATAGAAACAAAATGTTTCTTCAAAAAAGAAAATACTTCACTTCCAAATTTTGCTACCTTCTTTAAGATACGCTTAGCTACAACTATTCCTTTCCAGAACTTAGGTTCCATAGTAAAATAATCCAACCCTTCTTCATCACATTTTTGTAAAGACAATTTCAACCTATCAATAAAATAACCATGATTTAAACCATCTAAAATATAAGCTAAGCTTTCAGCTGATATAGCAGTTAAATGCATATTCAAGCACACTAAATTATTATCAAAAAGAATGGTATACCCATTTCTGTGACAAAAAGCTAAAATCATAGCAGTAAAACTATTATACATATCAGGATGATTATTAAATATATAGTCAAGTATAGGATTATTATTAGTCCTATCAAAACTCTGAGTTCTAGTAAAAGAACCGGGAATAGATCCAGAAACCAATTCAGCGTCACCAGGATCATGAGGACCAAATTGATGTCTTATTCTAACATCAGGTATATGTCTAGGCGGGACCAATGATATAGAATCATCAGGCGAAATATCATCACGTCTAACATTAGAATAATTATCCACATAGCCTCTTCGAATGGGAACATAAACTCGTCCACCATCACCATCAGAAACAGACCTAATTTCCATATCAGAAGCACCTCTTCCCATAGACTGTGGTACAGCAACACTACCCATCTGTATATTCCATCTGGGAACAACATTAACAGGCAATAGAAACTCATCATCCAATCTACTAACAAGATTCTGAAATGTTTGCTCAGTAGTTTCTCTGTTAATATAAAAATTTTTAATCTTGTCCTTATGAGATGAAATAATCTTACGAATTACATCATCAAAAGTCATACTAACAGAAGCTAATTTTCGACCAGCCACATGTTCAGTCAAAGTAATATCCCAAAAATCTTCTGGAATAAATGTTGAATTAATATGAATATTTTCTTCAGTTACTAATTCCATAAAAGGAATTTTATCATAATTCAACTTACCCTTTTTATTCGTATATTTTTTATTAATAGTAACGTCTAAACGTATATTAAACCTTCTCTCTACTGCAGTATGATCCGTAATTGCTTGAAGCATACTAAAATCTGGCAGATTAGTTGTAGCCATAACAAAAGGAGCTCTGAAATACTTAGTATTTTTTGCATCAGCTTGAGCCATTGGTAACAAATATGGAGCAGTATTGATCATTTTAATAACTTTAAGAGATTCAGGATCCTGATCACCAGCTTGTTCGCGGCGTTGAAAAGCATCATCAATACTACATACCCAAGCTCTATACGTATACCCATCAAAAAATTTATCATTAGGTAAAGTATATAAAAATTCATTTGGATTTGCATCAAAATCAGCTCTCCATGCTAAGGGTAGAGTATAACGTGCAACCAAACGCTTGATCCTTTCATCTAAAATAGTCTTAAAAGTACCGGGGGCTCCATAAATAAGAATACCTACTGGTTCAATTCTATCTCCTCCAAGAGCTTTGGAAAAAGAACGTTGCAAAGTATTAAGTTTCAACATCTCGTTATGAGCATTAGACAAAATCTTATGATCATAACTTCGAGAATCCAACTTCTTCAATGTAGACATAATATCATCAGATAAAGTAACATAAATTTCTTCCCTAAATCCTTGACATAAAGCAGTACCAGCATTACATTCTGCAATGTAATCCTGTGCTCTATTAAGTAATACTTTAACATCCTCACTAGTAATAAGATCAACTTCAAAGAAAGTAGCCAAGGTTTCATTCTTACATGTCGTTGTAAAGAATTCGCAAAAACGACCAGATATATTTAACAATACACTAGCCATATTTTCTTTAGTCTTGTCTGTAACCCTCATCATATTTGAAATAGTATGGAAGAATGGACTTTTAGCCTTAATTCCTAAACCCAATGATACAAAGGCTACGATAGCTTCCACCAAGTAATCTGAAGCATCACTAAAACCCTGTGGAACAGGAATCTCTTCCATTTCCACATCAGGATTATCTACTTCATCACTGGAAACTTCATCCAGCCATTCAGACATTCTTTGATGATGCATTAATAAATCTCTAGTTATAATATCATCTATAACCGGTTTTGATAATTCTTTAATTAACACTGTAGTTAAACAAGCCATACCTGCAATAAGATTAATTTTACGTCTTTGTAAACCAAAAGCCATAAAATTAATACTTCCAATAACAGTAACAAACTCTGTACTACCAAATATCTTCAATAATGACTCAAAAAATGAATCATTCATTCCTTCTACTCTTATAGGAGGCCCCCATGAAAATGGTGCCTGTATAAAAGTACTACCAGAAGGGGAATCACCACTACTGGGCTCTGACCCATCAGGATTTTCTCCATCATATAAAATACTACTACTATTGCCCCTAGGCAACGAAGCAGCATTTCGACCAACATCAATACTAGGATTATTACTTGGGATACTGGAATTACTTCCAGAATTAGACCCAGTAAGTCTACTAATACCATCAGAAACGGTATTAATTAATCTATCACCTGCCTGCCAAGTGACCGTATGTTTTATATCACACCCCAAAGCTTGAGGTTTAAAATTGCTTTTAAGAAAATCTCTATACGCTCGGTATTCTTCTTTAGACATACTTACGTGAGCTACCTGTTGTATTCGCTCATCGTAATCCATCATATTTTCAACCTTACGTTTAAATTCTCTTTCTTTCTTCAAATTTCGTTTTACGTGGACACTGCCATTCAATTGCTGTTCTGCCATATTTAATATAGTTTTTAAAAAGTGACCTTGTAGAGCAGCACTAACCATATTAAAATGATAAAGTCCAGGTACATGATTTACGCATAATAACTTAAAGTTATTGGTAAGTAACAAAGTTACACTAGTTTATAATTAAATTTCACTCAATACGGAAAATTTAATAGCTTAGCAAGTTAAGCACATCCTTTCGGGATAGTTGTTAACTAAGTATTATTTTATCTAATAAATTACTAATTAATTTAAGGTACTAACACGTCTGCGATACTATTCGGTCAATAGTATATAAACGCTTCACTAAAACCTTGGTTAAGAATGATAACCACATGCTGAAAAAGTATC